TGCTGGAAGTAGTAATTTACTTGGGTCGTTTGTTAGAATAGGGGGTGCTACGCAAGGAGCTATAACTTTAAATACCGACATAACCACTAATGCAAAAGTTGCTTTAAAATATAAATTAAATGATTATGCTTTATGGGTGAATGGTGTTGAAGTTGGAACAGATACAAGTTCTTTAGTGCCACCTTTAGGAACGTTTGATACATTAGCTTTTGCTAGTGGTGATGGTACTACTAGTAATTTCTACGGAAAAGCAAAAGCATTAGCAGTTTACAAAGAAGCATTAACAGATGCAAATCTAAGAAGCCTTACATATCCAAATCCAGTTGCAACAACATTTGATTTAGACTTTGATACGATAGCAGAGCAGTTTACTTTTACTAGAGGCTCTGAAGCTACGTTTGTAAACGCACAAGGCTTAATTGAAAGTACTGCAAGTAATGATGCACCAAGAATAGATTACTCAACTGGTGCAAAAGCATTTTTACTTGAAAATCAGAGTACGAACTTAATACCTTATTCTAGTGATTTTAGTCAGAGTGCTTGGACTAAATACAGAAGTTCTATATTATCAAATAACGCAATATCTCCAGATGGAACTTTAAATGCTGATAAATTAGTAGATAATTCAAATAACGCTACACACGCATTAGAAGAAAGAAGATATAGTTTATCTTCTGGGTCACAATATACTTATTCTTTTTTCGCAAAAGCAAGTGAAGTTAAACAAGTTGGATTACTTGCTTCAAACCCAAGTCAAGGAAGTATATTTGATTTAGAAAATGGTATTGTTTATGGAGATTTCGTTTCTGCACCTAATAGTTCTAAAATAGAAAACTTTGGCAATGGTTGGTATAGATGTTCTATAATAACAACATTAACTAGCACTGATAGTAAATTTGGTATTTATTTAGCAAAAAACGGAAGTGCTAATTATACTGGTAATGGTACAGATGGACTTTACATATTCGGAGCAATGCTTGAACAACAATCCTACGCAACCTCGTATATCCCAACATCGGGAGCATCAGCCACTAGAAATCAAGAATTATGTAACAATGCGACACCAGTTATTAATAGCGAGGAAGGAACATTGTATGCTGAGATAAGTGCTTTAGGTTTAGAGTCAAGCTCATCATTAGGAGTAAGCGATGGTTCTGGTTCAAATAGAGTTTTAATTTTGTTACAAAGTAATGGAGATATTAGGGGTTTTATAGCAAGTAACGGAGTTATAGTTTTTGATGAAATTTACTCTGGCATATCAGCTTTAAATAACAATAAAATAGCAATTTCTTATAAATTAAATAATTTTACCTTATGGATTAATGGTGTAAAAAGATTTACAGACACAAGTGGAAATACACCAATAGGATTAAGTGAGTTATCTTTTGATAACGGAAGTGGAGCATCAAATTTCTTTGGTAACACAAAAGATTTAAAATATTATCCAAAAGCATTAGCAGACGTACAATTAGAAGATTTAACAACAATATAATTATGAATATTTACAAAACAGTATTTGATACAGAACAACAAGGTAAAGACGTTTTAATACAGAAAGACGTTTGGGCTGAGGTAACAGAAGAAGGTGTTACATCAATGCAATATATCAACGGAACAAAGGCAGTTGTTAATATTGGTAAGGTTATAGACCCTGCTAAAACAACAGATCCTGAAAATCCTGTATACTACCCAGGATGGGCTTATGATGTCATGAGTACAGACGACTTAGATTTCGGAAGTAATGAGGTTTACCCAGGTGACGCTTCAGCACATCAGTTCTATGGATTTCCTAGAAATGCAGAAGTTCCACCACCACCTGTAGAAGAAGAAGTAATTTCAGAATAAATAGCGTAACTATAACAATATAACAATTAAATTAAATAAAATGTCAGAAGTAAAAAAGATCACAGAAGAACAATTAAAGTTGGTAAAAGAAGGTCAATCAAAAATCAACGCTATATTGCTTGAGATTGGTTTTCTAGAAGCAAAGAAAGCTGAATTTTTAGGTGCACACTTTGAGTCAGTAAAAACATTAGAACAAGTTAAAACTGAATTAAAAGAGCAGTACGGCGACATAACCGTAAACCTAAACGACGGTACTTACGAGGAAGCTCATCAAGTAGAGGAAAAAACTCTTGAAGTTGTAGAATAATGAGTTCTATCGTAAGAAAAATAAGTATAGGTTCTGACTATAAGAATGATGCGATGCACTATTCAGTAGGGCAGCAAGTTTATGGGGGACATACAATTTCCGCTATATTACATGACGCTCCTTCGAACTCATACAGTATATTTATAAAAAAAGGCGACGAGGTGATGCCATGGAAGAAGTTTAATTCTAACATGGCTATCTCTGTTGAGTATGATTTAGAGTATTAATGAAAAGTTTATACGACTTTATTGTTAAGCCTTTTGGCGATAGATATGAAAACGAAATTAAGCTTGGAGAAAAAACTTTAGTTTTAAATACTAAAATAGAAAATTGGAAAGCTGTTAATAACTTAGCTGTTATTGTTGAAACTCCAAAAGCTTTTAAAACAAATATAAAAAAAGGGGATATAGTAGTGGTGCACCAAAATGTATTTAGAATATTCTACGACATGAAAGGTGTTAAAAAAAATAGTAGATCATACTTTAAAGATGATTTATATTTCTGCGCTATTGATCAAATATATTTGTATAAGAATACAGGTAATTGGCAATCATTTGGAGACAGATGCTTTGTAATGCCTTTAAAAAATAATGACTCTTTAAGTCTAGATAAAGAACAAAAGCTTATTGGTATACTAAAATACGGTAATAACTCCTTAGAAGCGCTTAAAATAAGCCCAGGGGATGTTGTAGGCTTTACACCAAACAGTGAATGGGATTTTATTGTAGATAATCAAAGAGTTTATTGTATGAAATCTAATGATATTGTAATTAAGTATGGACACCAAGAAAACGAAGCTGAGTATAATCCAAGCTGGGCAAAAAGCAGTTGAAGAATTAATTAAAGTAGCTAAAGAAGCTATTGTTGATTCTGGAGACGATATAACGGCTGATAGATTAAAAAATGCTGCAGCTACAAAAAAGTTAGCAATATTCGATGCTTTTGAAATACTAACTAGAATAGAAGCAGAAGAAGCGTTATTAAATGAAAAACCTAGAGAAGCTAAGGAAGAAAAGTCTTTTAGAGGTTTTGCTGAAGGAAGATCTAAGTAATGTACGAGCAAACTTTAGTAACAGTATTAAAAGACTACGTAAAACCTAAAATAGTTAATAGGTTAAATAGATACAATAAGTGGACTTATGGTTATAATAAAGAATATGACGTTGTTGTTATAAGTCGGACTGGACAGATTGGAGAAATATATGATATTCAAGGTTTAAAAATTGCTTTACCAAAACAAAAAGAAGCTGCTGAATTTCAAAATAATAAATGGGAGCATACTCCATACCCTAAAGAATTAAAAAAAATTAAATCAGTATTTGATTGGGATGAATATCCTGTCGAGTTTAAAGAAAAGTGGTATGACTATATTGACACAGAGTTTAAAAGGCGTGAAGAAGGTTTTTGGTTTATTAACAAAGACAAGCCTACTTATATTACTGGTACTAACTACATGTACTTGCAGTGGTCCAAGATTGATGTTGGGCAGCCAGACTTTCGGGAATCAAACAGATTATTCTATTTATTCTGGGAAGCTTGTAAGGCAGACCAACGGTGTTACGGAATGTGTTATCTTAAAAACCGACGGTCAGGTTTCTCTTTCATGGCCTCAGGCGAGACGGTTAACCAGGCAACAATATCCACAGATTCACGATTTGGGATTTTATCAAAGTCCGGGCCAGATGCCAAAAAGATGTTTACTGATAAGGTCGTACCCATATCAGTTAATTACCCCTTCTTCTTCAAGCCAATCCAGGACGGTATGGACAGGCCGAAGACAGAACTTGCGTACAGGGTACCAGCGTCGAAGTTTACCAGAAAGAAACTTGACACCAACGAGAAGCTACAGGAGATCTCCGGTCTTGACACCACGATCGACTGGAAGAACACAGGGGACAACTCGTACGACGGTGAAAAATTAAAGCTACTAGTACACGATGAGAGTGGAAAGTGGGAAAGACCTACAAATATATTAAACAACTGGAGGGTAACTAAAACTTGTTTAAGACTAGGTTCTAGAATTATAGGTAAGTGTATGATGGGTTCAACATCAAACGCTTTAGATAAAGGAGGGGAGAATTTTAAAAAATTATATTATGATTCAGATGTCACAAGCAGAAACGCCAATGGACAGACTCGTTCAGGACTCTATAGTTTGTTCATACCTATGGAATGGAACTACGAAGGATACATTGATTCTTATGGATTTCCTGTATTCAATACGCCGAGAAAAGCAATTGAGGGACCGCAAGGGGATTTAATAGATCAAGGTGTTATTGAATACTGGCAAAATGAAGTTGAAGGATTAAAGAGTGATCAAGATGGTTTAAATGAATACTATCGTCAGTTTCCAAGAACAGAGCAACACGCTTTTAGAGATGAAACAAAGCAATCTTTATTTAACCTTACTAAAATATATGAGCAAGTAGATTACAACGAGGACTTAAGAAACAGCTCTATCGTTACTACAGGTAGCTTTCAATGGGAAAATGGAATTGTAGATTCAAAAGTTTTATTCATGCCTAATAAGAATGGTAGGTTTAAAATTACTTGGGTTCCACCAATTGAATTGCAAAATAGAGTAATAACAAAAGGTAACACAAGATATCCAGGTAATGAGCACTGTGGTGCATTTGGGTGTGATAGCTATGATATATCAGGTACAGTTGGAAATAGAGGATCTAACGGAGCTTTACACGGTTTAACTAAGTTTAGTATGGAAGATGTTCCACCTAATAGATTCTTTTTAGAATATATAGCTAGACCGCAAACTGCTGAAATATTTTTTGAAGATGTATTAATGGCTTGTGTGTTTTACGGTATGCCAATACTTGCGGAAAATAATAAACCTAGGTTACTGTATCATTTTAAAAGAAGAGGGTACAGGGGTTATTCAATGAATAGACCAGACAAGAAATACAATAAATTATCAATAACTGAAAAAGAGATAGGTGGAATACCAAACTCAAGTGAAGATATTAAACAAGCTCATGCCGCCGCTATAGAAACTTATATAGAAACTTTTGTTGGTCAAAATGAAGCTGGGTATGGTGATATGTATTTTCAAAGAACTTTAGAAGATTGGGCTAAGTTTAATATTAACAATAGAACAAAGCATGATGCATCTATAAGTTCAGGTTTAGCAATAATGGCTTGTAATAAAAACCTATATGCGCCAGGCAGTCCTGTGCATAAAAAAATATATAATTTAGGAATTAAAAAGTTTGACAATAGAGGTTCTATGTCTAAAATAATAAAATAAATGAAAATATACACAAACAATAACAGTGCGTTTCCTAGCCAAATTGTAAGTAATGAGGAAAAATCAAGTAGAGATTACGGTCTACAGGTTTCTCAAGCTATCGAGCAAGAGTGGTTTAATCAGGGTAGGTCTGGTGGTAATAGATACTTAACAAATTGGAATAATTTTCATTCACTTAGATTATACGCAAGAGGGGAGCAACCTGTACAAAAATATAAAGACGAGTTATCTATAAATGGTGATTTGTCATACCTTAATTTAGACTGGAAGCCTGTTGCTGTAATAGCAAAATTTGTAGACATAGTTGTTAATGGAATGGCTAATAAGTCATACGACATTACAACATTTGCGCAAGATCCTTTTTCTGTTAAAAGCAGAACAGATTATGCAGCTGCAGTGGAGCAAGACATGAATACCAAAGAAGCTTTGATTAATATTAAAGAAAACATAGGTATGGATTTTTCTTTAACAGGTAATATGGAAGCACTACCTGAAAGTAGAGAAGAGTTGGACTTGCATTTACAAATGACTTATAAGCAAAATGTTGAAGTTGCAGAAGAAGAAGTTATCAATAATGTTTTATCATTTAACAAGTATGATGAGATTAAAAAAAGAATAGCTTATGATTTAGCTACAATCGGTATTGGGTCCTCTAAAACGCGATTTAACAAGGCTGAAGGTATAGTTACAGAATACGTAGATCCTGCGTGTATGGTTTACTCTTACACTGAAAATCCAAACTTTGAGGATATATATTATGTAGGCGAGGTTAAATCAATATCGCTACCTGAACTTAAAAAAGAGTTCCCGTATATTTCAGAAGATGAGTTGCGAAGAATACAAGAAACGCCTAACAATAGACAGTATGTAACGGGATGGGGTAACTACGATGAAAACACTGTCCAAGTATTGTATTTTGAATACAAGACTTATATGGATCAAGTTTTTAAAATAAAG